GTGTAGTGCCCCACTTGCAGATAGTCTCTGCCGAAGCGGCTCATGTCTGCTCGTGTAATCAAAAGACTAAAAAAATATATCGCTTCCAAGAGAAAATCCCAGGTTGTAAGCCCGGGATTTTCTCGGCTGCGATCACGTCTGATTTATGCCTGTCTGGTTGCTTTCGGTGAAGTCCTTGAACTTCCAGCATATTTCAGTCGTGCCGTCAGGGTAGATATAAACAGCTTCCACAAAGGCGTGAGCCATCTCATAGGTCAGGCTCGGCTCGTTAAGGAAACGATCAAGCTGTGATGTCTGCGGCTCGGACTCCTCCATGGATTCCAGGTCGGCAATGCGCTGTTTTGCGGCGTCGATGCTGTCCTCGATGGTGCGGAGCTTTTCGTCTATGATGCGCTTTTCATCAAGATAGGCTTGCTTTGTGATCGCGCCGCCGGAATACTCCTCATAGCTTTTCAGCTTCTGTTTTTTCAGTTTCCCGCACTGCTTTTGGAAATCCGTCAGCATGTCCATGGTCTTCTGTATCTCAGATTTCTTCTTTTTCAGAAGCTTCTCAGACAGATTGCCCTTTTCGCCCGCAGACTTTAAGAAAAGCATAATGGCGTTGTAAATGCGCTGCTCGATATCCGCCGCCGTATGGATGGCTTCTGTGGGACACGCGCTGTTCCTGTCGGTTCTGCCGTAAGTACAGTGAAATCCTTTCTTGCTTTTCAGGAAAGTCATGCACCTTCCGCAGTTGCCGCATCGGACAAGGGAGCGCAGCGGGTAGTATGACGCCTTTGCCGGTGAGCGCCCTGTTTTCCGGATGACAGCCTGCGCTTGGTCGTACTCCTCGCGGCTGACAATGGCTTCGTGCATGTTTTCCACAATAAACTGCTTTTCAATGTCCTGCTTGACCGTCTTGCGGGAAAGCGGAGCAACAGTCCTGCGTTCATGCCCGACAGCGCAGCCGGTGTAAACCAGCTTGGCCAGTGTCCGATATATCATGGCGTGAGACCAGTTCAGTTTGTCGGAAGAACGCCGGTATTTCTTCGTATCGGGATGGCGCTCTATGAAATACTGTCCCGGCGTAGGGATTCCCTCGTCATTAAGCCGTATCGCTATCTCCGTGGGCGTGTTCCCATCTATAGCAAGCAGAAATATCTTTCTGACTACTTCCGCCGCCTCCGGGTCGATGGCAAGCTTATTGCGGATCGTCGGATGCAGTACATACCCGTAGGGCGCGTAGCCTCCCACAAATTTGCCCTGCTTCATGAGCTGTATCTTTGCCGTAGTCGTTTTCATAGACAGGTCTTTGCTGTAAGCGGCGTAGACGATGTTCCGCATGACCACATCCAATCCGCCTGTTGTGCCTATATAATTGTCGCTGTCGTAGTTGTCGTTGACAGAAATGAAGCGCACACCGAGGAACGGAAACAGGCATTCAAGGCTGTCGCCGATCTCGATATAATCCCTCGAAAAGCGGGAAAAATCTTTTACGCATATCAGATTGAACTCACCCTTTTTGACGCGGTTCATCATATCCGTAAAAGCAGGACGGTCGGTATTCGTACCGGTAAAGCCATCGTCACAAAACTCTGACCGCGGGTACTTTGAGAGCGCGGGATGGCGATCCAGGAAACGGTTGATGAGACTGCGTTGATTTCCTACGCTGTCGCTCTCAGCCTTGGATGTGCCGGTATCTTCATCGGCAATGGAGAGCCGGATATAGATTGCTATGTTGTATTCCTTCATGTTGTTTCGCCCTCCTTTGCGCCAAGCTCTTCCAGATACCGCTCTGTTTGCTTGAAGATATCGTGATATTTGAAAATGATCTCGACTGTCTTATTCTCATGGATGAACACTTTTTCTATTGTGGCGTCCACGATGGCCTGTGTCAGCGTGTCCGTTACCTCCACGCTCTTCATCTGCCTGATCCACCGGTTTTCTCCGGACATGGTTTCACTGTACTGATTTCTCCTTGCCGTCAGCTCGTCAAGCTGGCGGTTCAGTGTTTCCCACCGTCCGTCGAAAGAGGTTTTGGCATAGGCATATTCCTCTTCGGACAGGATACCGTCCGCAAAGTCCTCGTAAAGCCGCGCCCGTTTCTGTGAAATGGCTCTCAGCTTCAGCGTCACGCTTTGAATGCTTTTATCAAACTCATTTCGTATCTTTCTGTCAGCCTTGCTCTCGTTCAGCTTGGAGATAAGCAGTTCATAGTCCAGCGCTGCCTGTATATGGAGCTGCAACGCACGGAGGACTTTTTCCTCTATGAGCTCGGAGCGCGTTCTGTGCGCCGTGCAGCGCACCGCTCGCCTGCCCGTATAGGTACTGCACTCATAGTATGCCAACCAGCGTCCGCGCTTGTCCTTGTCGATCTTATGCCGATGAAAGTACATCCTCTGCTGACAATCCGCGCAGAATATCCTGCCGTCAAATAGGTCAATCAGCGTTTCGCGGATTGCCTTGCTCTTTTCCATCTTCCGTTTTCGCTCATCTGCCGCCTGTTCCAGCATGAGCTGTACCGCCTGAAAGATTTCTCTGGAAACAAGCCCTTCATGAGCGTCCGAAGTGATATACCATTCCTCGGGGTTTTTGACTTGCATTTCCTTTATGCCTGCGTAGATGGCCTGTCTGGTTCTGCCAACGGCAAAGTCTCCGGCGTATGCCGGGTTTTTAAGAATGCCAAACAGAGTGCTTTTCGACCAGCATACCGTGTTTACGCCCTCCATGTTTCCGTCCACTCTTTGCAGCGTTTCCGGAATGGGCGCGTTTGCCGCTTCCAGTCTGTCCAGAATCTGCGTGATTGATAAGCCTTCCAGCTTCCACGCAAAAATGCTGCGAACAAACGGGGCGGTAGCTTCGTTGGGAATGATATTCGTTCTGTCCTCATTCCACATATATCCGTAGGGGAGCTTGCGCCAGCGGAATTCTCCGTTTTCCATCTGTATGCGCAATGCCGTAAACACCTTACGGGATATGTCCTTTGAATAGAGATCATTTATGAGATTTTGCAGCGGGATCATCAGAGATTCGTTTGAACCGTCTGTAGCAAAGCTGTCGAAGTTCTCCTTGATGGCTATAAACCGCACATCAAGCTGGGGAAATATACGCTCTATATATGTTCCGGTCTCCACATAGTCGCGTCCGAAGCGGCTGAGATCACGGACTACCAGGCATTTTATCCTGCCGCAGCGTATGTCATCCATCAGACGGTTGAACGCCGGTCTGTCGAAGACAGTACCCGTTCGCCCGTTATCCGAATAGGTCTCAATCAGTTCCAGATGCGGACAAGACTTTACATACTCCTCGCAGACTGCAATCTGATTTTCAAGAGCCGCGCCCTCATCGTCTTTGCCGCTGTTCTCAACGGACAGCCGTGCATAAATCGCCGTAGGAAAGACCTGCGACGGCGATACCGCCTGTACGGATTTCTCTGTTTTCTTTTTTCTGCTGGTTCGCGCCATTTTTATGCTCCTCCTTTACATCGCGGCGCTGCGTTCATCATAGAAGCTGTCCGCATACTCTTTGGCGTGTTGGTACTCATCACGGTATTTATAGATTATTTCAATCACATGGTTTTCATGGATGACGATCTTATCCACCAATGCCATAAGCACACGGCGGTTCAGCTCGTCGATGTTTTCGTACTCCCTGAAAAGAGTGACCCAATTCCGCTCCGTGATGCCGTTTGCCAGCGTATCCTTGTATTCCCGGCGCACACGGCTCAAAGCCTCTTTCTTTTGTGCAATCGCTTTGGTGTAGCTCTCTCGGAACTCGGAATACTCCGACTTATCTATGATGCCGTCTGCCAAATCCTCATAGAGCCTGAGTTTCAGCCTCTGGCAGCGCTCTATTTCTTCCTCAAGCTTTGCGATCTGCGCTTCATGGGTGAGGGCTTTCCTGTCCATTGACGGGAGACGGTCTATATATTCCAGTGCTTTTTCAAGCTCCAGCACAATTTCAATCTGATCGTGAATGGCGTGAAACACGGCTTTTGTCAGCTTCGCTTCACTGATGCTGTGGGTGCTGCAACCGCCGGTCTTGGAGGCGGCGCATACATAGTAGACGTACTTCTTCTTTGCGGAAGGGACGGTCTTTCGCACCATGGACTGCCCGCAGTCGCCGCAAAACAGAAAGCCGGAGAACAGACCC